ACTTTGGCTTGGGCGAAAGAACCTGTGCTACCACTGGTCGTAGCCATCGTCTGCCCTGTAATAAAATAACTCACTTGTTTGTCTATATACTCTATAAAAGTCAAAAAGTCATTTTTACTCATTTTTTCACTAAGCATCTTTATATCTACACCCTTTGGAAATATTCCTACAGAGTTACTTCTAAGGCTAAGAGCTTGATAGAGTACGCTTTCTAAGTCTTTTTCATCTGTGGTATCTTGATTGATGATAAGAGGAGGCACACCCAAGGCATCAAACCATTGCATATTGGACGCGATGACTTGATGTTTGAGTGCCACAAACCACGCACATTTATAAAGCACAGAATATCTTGTAATGTGTTCTGTGTCTGTTTTATGAAAATGTGTGAGTATTTTACGGCTATCATAAGAGTTCAAATACTTCTTCTTCTTATCTATAGTAAGATAAAGCGATGTCAAGTCATCTTTTTTGCTACTATCCCATGAGAAGTATCTAGCCGAGATAAGCGTTTGGTCTGTGGGTACAAAGTAGTTTGTTTCATCTAAAGGTCTAATACTCCAAGCCAAATCAAGCACAGAAAATCCGTAGTCTATAGAAGAAGTAAGAGAACGCAAAAGCAAAGCAAACTCTATGCTCTCTAAGTAGCTCTTTGCAAACTTCACTAACTTTTCTTCTCCACTTATCTTATATTCTAATGATTGTATTTGGTCTTGCCTTGTACTCAATGCCCCTGCCAGATGCAAATCTCTACTCGTCATCAAGTCAAAAAGCTTGACAACTTCTGCTACATCTTCGCTCAAAAGCATCTCTTTTACTTGTTTGATGGTTACACCTGATAAGGCTTCGTTTTTATTGGAGCTAAGTAAAGCTGTAGGACGCACGAGCCTTGCTTCTTGCTTTACTTCACTATTATTGTCTTTAGTCATATTTGTTCCTTGCGTTTAAGAATTTAAATTTATTGTTTTCTATTACTTTGTTGAAAGCTTTATAGTCTGCTATCGTAAGACCAGAGAATGCCCTATGTGCCATCTCTACAGTATCTAGCAGGTCGTCATGTGGGCTTTTGGGATAAGTGTCTAACTCTTCTTGCAGTATCTTGTCATCTTGATGTATGACAATAGTGCCATCTTTGACAAGAGGGGCAATAGACTCTATACGCAATTCTTTTGGCGAAGTGTTTCTATATTCTATGACGGGGATATGTATGTGCATATTTTTAGAAAAGAGCTTTAGTGTATCCTTGTAAAAGTCTTGGAAGGCTACTGTTTCTATCGCTAATACCACTGGCTTACCCGTGTTTTTTAGTTCGACATAAAGAGATATTATCTTTGGTATCATGTCTATAGCAGGGATTTTATAGCCTTTTATCTTAGAAAAAAACTTCTTTTGGCTTTTGCTATAAGCCAAATATCCCAATCCAAAATAATCAGATTTCTTAGACTTGCCTAGCGATGGGTCAACGGCTATATAATAAGCATCTACGCGTGGCATTGTTTCATAAGTCGTGTATTCTCCGAAGATTAGCTTAGACGCTGTGATAGGTGTATTTTGAAGTTCAGACATAAACGAGTCTATATCTTCAAAGTATTCCATCATAATATCAAAGAGATTTATTTTATCATCATCTAGTACAGCATCAAAATCGTAGTAGTTTTTTCTAGCTTCATACCTCTTCTTTGCTTCATCTATATCTAGCGTATAAAGTAGTTCCCAACCGTCCATATTGCGAGGGAAGTCTATAACTAAAGGGAAGTTTCTAGTATAGAAGTCCTTTCGCTTTGATATACGAGCTAATACAGAGTCGTGATGAAGGATTGTACCGACAACAATAATAATATAAGGTTTGTTTCTATTTGGCATCTTTAATACAGTTTTTTTAAACCATTTGAAGTTTTTATCTCTCTGAGTCTTACTCTCTACATTCTCATCATTTTCTATATCATCTAAGATGATTAAGTCTGGTCTAAAAGATAAGAAGTTTTTACCTCTACCTTTGCCCATGACAAAACACGCCATCTTCACAAGCCCTACAGAACTCTCTACGATGATAACGCTATCTGTCCATTTGTAGCCTTTCGTGACGGCAAAGTCGTAGCTATAAGATTTGTTCTCTTCTATCTCCACTTTTATGAATTCCAAGTTTTCTAACGCTGTCTCTTTCGTATCTGAAAAAAAGACTGTGTTTCGTGTCTCGCCTTTGGCGAGTTTCCAAAGAGGATAAAGCCTTGATATAGTAGTGGTTTTAGCCCCACCACGATAGGCAGAGAAAAAAAGCTTTTGGTACTTTTGAGAAAGTGGGTCTATATTGTTATGAATAAAATCTCTAAATTCAGAACTCTCTTGCCTAATATTATCTACATGATGTGGGAAATAACTCTTGATAAAAAAGAAAAAAGACTTAAGCGATTTGGCTTTTATCTCCTCGTTATCTTTTCTAGCAAGAAGAGGTAAATTTTGTAAATATTTTCTAAGGTCTTCTATCTCCTCGTTTTGATTGTTTGCCATACCGTTTAATACCCCTTTAACTTCGTTCAAAAACGATTTTATATCTATAAGTTAGTAAATCCCTCACATTAAGACTTTAGGGAGCTAATAACGCGTTCTATGACAATATCGTGATACTCAGATAAAAAGTTTACTACTTCTGTATTGCCTTGTTCCATAGCCAACTTAGACACGGCATAAATTGCTTTACTTGCTCCTGTGGCCATTGCCCCTTTTGTGTCTCCTTTGCTAGGACTTTTAATCTTATAATAAGCATTTACAAATTTCGTCAAGATATTGAGCCTTTTTTCGGGTTCTTCTACTTCTTCTAATTCTGTCATGGCTTTTTCAAAACTTTGTATAAGCGTGGCTAAAAATCTCTTTTCATCGCCTTTGGTTGAGATACTGCTGGTTTGCTTGTGATAGCGTAATTCATCCCAATCTATCTTTTTACGCAAATCTTCTTTTTTATAATTATAGATAGTAGCACGAGTAAGCCCCAAAGCTGTAGCAATACTCGTGATAGTTTCACCCCCTATATATAATACTTTAGCCCTTTGTGTCTTCATGCCCACTCCCCAACTTTTCTATCTATTCTATAGTAAATCTTTGTCTTATCTTAGCCAAGCCTTGGGCAAAATTATTGGATTTTCTGCTTTACAATATGGCTAGAAAATTTTAGGAGAAGTATATGGCAAAAGAGAATAAGAGAGAGCCGTGTTTTATCATTGAGATGAATGCACAAGGAGAGGATAGTAAAAAGCGTATTTCGCCTCTAGGCACTGTCGTAGGCGTAGATGGTAGAAACTATACTATCAATGCCCAAAGTGTTGTGTCAAAAATGAAAGAGGGAAAGATTGATATTGTTTTAAATGTAAGCCACGGTTTTACCTCTGAATTTGGCGAAAAAGCAGGAGGGTGGATTGACATCAATTCTGTAGAGATTAGAGACGATGGTATCTATGCACTAATTACCCCTACTGATATTGGCAAAGAGCTGATTGATAAAAAACATTATAGATACCTCTCGCCTGAATATCGTATCGCTTGGAATGGTGATACGCGTGAAGTGGTAGATATTGTAGGTGTTGCATTGGTCAATCGCCCCAATGTGATGGAAGATGAAATGAACGAGCAGAAGGAAGAAAATATGGACAAACAAAAACCAACAGAAGAGACAGTCATTGAGCTACAAGCACAACTAGCTACTGCAAATGAAAAAAACGCAGAGCTTAAACAAAACGCAAAAGTACAAAGAGTAGATACGGCTATTGCCTCTGGACAGCTTTTACCTGCGAACAAAGATTTTGCCATTGAGCTTAATGAGCAACAATTAGACAAGTATCTCGCACAGCAAAAGTCACAAATGGCACATCTTGGAAATGATGTAAAGCCTGATGAACATCAAGAGAATAATGCACAAATGAGTGCTGAGCAAAAAGCAGTAGATGCACAACTTGGATTAGGAGCATAAGATGATAGTAAATCAAGAAACACTCACAGCGATGAGTAAAAGTTTTAAGAAGATTTTTCAAGATGCACTTAAAAAGGTAGATTCTAACTATCGCCAAATTGCTACGGTGATTGAAAATGTAAAGACTATTAGCGTAGATTATTCTTGGCTCGGTGATACACCTAAGATGCGTGAATGGATTGGGGACAAAGTCATTAAAGACCTCAAAGCCTTTGGATACAACATTAGCAAAAAAGATTATGAAGCCACTATCGGTGTAAATCGTGATGCTGTTGAGTATGACCAGTTGGGTATTGTAAAACCTAGAATTGAGCAAATGGCAAACGAAGGTGGACAGCATTACGACGAGACTCTATTTGACATGATTGAAGCTAATGGAACTTGTTATGATGGAAAAGCATTTTTTGCCATAGACCATGATGTAGATGGCGTACCCTTTTCTAACTTAGGGACAAAGGCACTTAATCAAGTTTCTTTTTTAAATGCTAGAAAAGAGATGAGAAGCGTTCTTTCGGACACAGGTAAATCTTTAAAGATTAAGCCCAATCTTCTTATCGTACCTCCTGCCCTCGAAGAGATGGCTATTCGTATCTTGAAAGCAGACACGATTGCTGGTGGCGA